CGGCTGGCCGTCGAGGACCTCCAGCCGCTCGAGGCGGCCGAAGTTGAGGTCTTGCATCAGTTCGACGAGGCGCCGCCGCGCCGGGGACAGGGAGGACTTGCTGGACAGAGTCTGCATGGCGAACCTCCCAGGTTGCTCACCAGGGCCGGCGGCCGCAGCTAACGGTTGCTGCTGGCCCATCGCCGGCCCGTCGCCCCTGACTGGCGAAAATTCGCAGCGAGGGCGATTTTTCGCAGGTTCGGCCCAGGGAGCAACGGCATAAACCCTGCCATACAAAGAGGTTGTAGAATTCAACTTTTTTCGGGAGTTTTCCCAAGGCTCCAGCGAAAATTCGCAGCCGCCCAGGTGGCCGCACTCTTTGTCCGGAATCGCATCACGTTGTTCCGCCACTTCGCCGCGCAAATGCGTCCTTTAGAAGTAGACAGACCGATTTGCGGAGGACGCATGGCCGACGACCTCGAAGACAAGATCCGTGAGAACGCCCAGGGGCCGGCCAAGGCCTCCGGCGACGCGGGCAGCGTCGAGCAGCACCCGCTGGCCGACCAGATCGAGGCGGACCGCTACCTCGCCTCGAAAGAGGCGGTCAAGTCGAAGAAGCGCGGCCTGCGTTTCAACAAGCTCGTCCCACCCGGAACGGAGTAGGCGTGCTGAACTGGTTGACCAACCTGTTTATCCGGCGCACCCGCTGCGCGCCGCGCCGCGTCCGCTGGCTCCGCGCCCGCTACGATGCGGCGGCGACCAACCCGGACAACCGCCGGCACTGGGCCAACGCCGACGGTCTGTCGGCCAATGCCGCCAACAGCGCTGAGGTGCGGCGCATCCTGCGAAACCGCGCCCGCTACGAGGTCGCCAACAACAGCTATGCCCGCGGCATTGTGCTGACCCTGGCCAACGACGCCATCGGCACCGGACCGCGCCTGCAACTGCTCACCGCCGACGCCGATGCGAACCGTCTCATCGAGCGCGAGTTCGTGGTCTGGGCCAAGGCGGTGAACCTGGCCGAGAAGCTCCGCACCATGCGCATAGCAAGGGCGCAGGACGGCGAGGCGTTCGCCGTCCTGACAAGCAACCCCAAGCTGCCGACGCCGGTGCAGCTCGACCTCCGCCTCGTCGAGGCCGATCAGGTCTGCACGCCGGACCTGAATGCACCGAGTGAAAGCGCCGTCGATGGCATCGTTTTCGACGCGGCCGGCAACCCGGTCGAATATCACGTGCTCCGCGAGCATCCGGGCGAGACGTCACGGCGTTTCATCCTCGACTACGACCGTGTCCCGGCCGAGTCGATGCTGCACTGGTTCCGGGCCGACCGCCCCGGCCAGGCCCGCGGTATTCCGGATATCATGCCGGCCCTACCGCTCTTTGCCCAGCTGCGGCGGTTCACCCTGGCCGTGATCGCTGCCGCGGAGACGGCCGCTGACTTCGCCGGCATCCTCTACACCGACGCACCGGCCGGCGGCGAGTCGGAAGCGGCCGAGCCGTTCGAGCCCATCGAGCTGGAACAGCGGGCGCTGGTAACCATGCCCGGCGGCTGGAAGATGAGCCAGCTTCAGGCGGAGCAACCGGCAACCACCTACGCCGAGTTCAAAAAGGAGATCCTCAACGAGATCGCCCGCTGCCTCAACATGCCGTTCAACGTCGCGGCGGGCAACTCGTCGGGCTACAACTACGCCTCCGGCCGGCTCGATCACCAGACCTACTTCAAGGCGATCCGGGTGGACCAGTCGCATCTCGAATGCATTGTCCTGGATCGCCTTCTTGCGGCCTGGCTCGATGAGGCGGCACTGATCCCCGGCCTGCTGCCGGCCGATCTGGGCCCGTTCGCCGATTGGTCGCACCAGTGGTTCTGGGACGGCCAGGAACACGTCGATCCCGCCAAGGAAGCGTCAGCCCAGGCGACGCGCCTGACCAATCACACGACCACGCTCGCCCACGAGTACGCCCGGCAGGGCCGGGACTGGGAAGAGGCCCTGCGCCAGCGGGCCAAGGAAATCGCCCTGATGCAGGAGCTTGGGCTGACGCCGGCGCAGGCTCAGCCAACGGAACCGAAGGAGGCCAACGACGATGAAACCGACGAGTCGGAAGCCCAACGGGCGGCCGTATGACTCTGGCGTGCCCAGCCTGCTCAACCTGAGCGCGACAGCCACGATTGAACTCGTGGCCGACGGCAGCGACGCCGACAAGGGTCTGCCGCGTTTCCGCATGGTGGCTTACACCGGCGCGCCGATGCGGATCGCCGGCTGGCGTTACCCGGTCGTCATCGACCTGGCGGGCCTGGCGATTCCCTCGCAGTCGCGGCCGATCCGCTTCAGCCACGATCCGACGGCCGGCGTCGGCCACACGGACAGCATCCGCATCGACGGAGGCCAGCTCGTGGCGACGGGCGTCATTTCCCGCGACACGCCGACCGCGCGCGAAGTGGTCGCCTCGTCGAAGAACGGCTTCCCCTGGCAAGCGTCCGTGGGAGCGAGCATCGACGAGTTCGAGTTCGTCAAGGAGCGACAAAAGGCCATCGTCAACGGCCGGGAGCACACCGGCCCGCTCAACGTCATCCGCAAGGCGACACTCGGCGAAATCAGCTTCGTCGATCTCGGCGCCGACGGACAGACAAGTGCCACGGTCGCTGCCAGCGCCGCCGCCGCCGACTCCGAGCCTCCAACCGACGAGGAGCAAGCAGCCATGTCCACCGAAACCCACACGGAGGCCGCCCCAGCGGTTCACCGGGACGGTGATCCCCAGCACGTCGCCGTTGCCAATCCGGTCGATGATATTCGCGCCCAGGCTGCTGCGGAGGTTGAGCGTATCGCCCACATTCGCCGCTTGTGCGCGGGCCGGCACCCGGAGATCGAGGCCAAGGCCATCCGGGAAGGGTGGGACGCCACGCGCTGCGAACTGGAAGTGCTGCGGGCCAACCGGCCGCGAACGCCAGCCGTCCATGTTTCCGACAAGACGATCAACGCATGCGTCCTCGAGGCGGCGTGCCTGCTCACCGGCCGGGTGGACAACATCGAGGCCCTGTTCGATGAGCAGACGCTGGACGTGGCGACCAAGCGGTTCCGCGGCGGCATCGGCCTGCAGGAACTGTTGCTCGAAGCGGCCTGGGCGAACGGCTACACCGGCCGCAACTTCCGCGACAGCCGCACCGTGCTCCGCTTCGCCTTCAACCCGACGCTCGAAGCCGGCTTCTCCACCATCGACATCGGCGGCATCCTTTCCAACGTCGCCAACAAGTTCCTGCTCGAAGGGTTCTTCAGCGTCGAGCGCACCTGGCGGAACATCACGGCCGTCCGCAACGTAAGTGACTTCAAGACCGTGACCAGCTACCGGCTCGTGGGCAAGGACCAGTACGAACAGGTCGCGCCGGGCGGCGAACTCAAGCACGGCACGCTCGGCGAAGAGAAGTACGAGAACCGGGCCGACACCTACGGCCTGGTACTGTCCATAGACCGCCGGGACATCATCAACGACGACCTGGACGCGATCACGACCGTGCCCCGCAAACTCGGCCGCGGGTCGGGTCTGAAGATCAATGACGTGTTCTGGTCCATCTTCCTCAACAACGCCTCGTTCTTTTCGGCAGCCAACAAGAACTTCATCAGCGGCGCGACTACGGCCCTGTCCATCGACGGCCTGACCGAAGGCGAAGTCACCTTCATGAACCAGGTCGATGGCGACGGCAAGCCGATTGGGGTGATGCCGGCCATCTTGCTGGTGCCGACGGCGCTGTCGGCCATCGGTTCGCAGCTTTTCAAGTCGATGGAATTGCGGGACACGACCTCCAATCTCAAGTACCCGGTGTCCAACCCGCACCAGGGGAAGTTCCGCGTCGAGGTCAGCCGCTACCTGTCCAACGCCCAGTATACGGGCAATTCCTCGAAGGCCTGGTATCTCCTGGCCGAGCCGACCGACCTGCCGGTCATCGAGGTCGCTTTTCTCAACGGCCAGGAGGCGCCCACCATCGAGACGGCCGAGGCCGACTTCCACGTGCTGGGGGTCCAGATGCGCGGCTACCACGACTTCGGCGTCGCTTTGCAGGACCCGCGCGGCGGCGTGAAAGCAAAGGGAGAAGCGTAACCCCAAGCGTAACCCCAAGGAGATCAAGCGATGGCACAAGCCGTTTTCGTTCACGAGGGTGCATGCATCGACTACACGCCGGCGGTGGACGTGGCTGCCGGCGACGTGGTCGTGCAAGGGGACTTGGTCGGCGTCGCCAAGCAACCGATCAAGGCCAACCAGCTTGGCGCTTTGGCGGTCGAGGGCGTTTGCGACTTCGCCAAGGCGACCGGGGCCGGCACGGCCATCGCTGTGGGGGCCATCGTCTACTGGGACGATGCCGCCAACCAGGCGACGACCACGGCCACGGGCAACAAGCAGATCGGCAAGTGCGTCAAGGCGGCGGGCGACACCGACGCGACCGTCCGCGTGAAGTTGAGCCAGTGAGGGACCGATGCCTGATCTGCTCGAAACCGGCTCCGATTGGCTGGCCGAACAGCTCAAGACGCACGCCTCGCGGCAGGTCGTCTACCGGCGCGGCGCCCAGCAGGTCACGGTGCAAGCCACGGTCGGCCGGACGCTCTTGAAGCTCGACGACGGCTACGGCGGCGTGCGGATGGAATGGACCGATCGCGATTTTCTGATTCAGGCGGCGGACCTCGCGCTCGGGGGATCGCCGACGCTGCCCGAACGCGGCGACGTGATCCGCGAGACGCAGGGGACCAAGACCTTCGTCTACGAGGTCATGGCCCCGGGCAAGGAACCGCCGTGGCGCTGGTCGGACGTGTTTCGCAAGGTGCTGCGGATTCACACGAAGCAGGTGGGGACCGAGTAGATGGCTGTGATCATCGACATCGCCGACGCGGTGGTTGCCCAACTGAACGGGACCACGTTCAGCCAACCGCTGACGGCTGAGCGGCACTACCAGCCGAACTTCGAGCTGTCGGAGATGAGCGAGCTGAAGGTCAGCGTCGTGCCCCGGTCGCTGGCCGGCAAGGCGCTGGACCGGCGTCGGGACGGCGTCGATTACCAGATCGACGTGGCTGTGCAGAAACGGACCGACATGACTCCGGCGTCGCTCGATGCGCTCATGACGCTGGTCGAGGAGATCGCCGACCACTTTCGCAAGCAGCCGTTGGCGAATTACACCGAGGCTCGCTGCACGGAGGTCAAGAACGAACCGGTCTATGCGCTGGAGCACCTCGACGAGCTGCGGCAGTTCACCAGCGTCCTCACGCTGACCTTTCGCGTCTGGAGGTGAACCGTGATCGGCATGACCTTCAACGCAGCGAAAGGCAGCTTCTTCGACCGCGAGAAAGTGAAGCGGTCGGTGGACGCCGGCACGCGGCGGGTCTTCTCGAAGTTCGGTGCGTTCGTCCGGCAGCGAGCCAAGACCTCGATCCGCAAGCGCAAGGGGACCAGCCCGCCGGGGCAGCCGCCCTACTCGCACGTAGACCTGCTGCGAAAGTTCATCTTCTTCGCCTACGACCCGTCGCGGCAGTCGGTCGTCATCGGCCCGACCTTGCTCAAGGAAGGCTCGGAGGCCCCACGCCTGCTGGAGCACGGCGGCCAGACGGTGCGGGCCACGAAACAGGGAGCGCGGCGGCTCCGCTACCGGCCGCGCCCGTACATGGGACCCGCCTTCGAGCAGGAGAAGAAGCAGCTGCCCGCGCTGTGGCGGAATTCGGTTCGCTAAGGAGACCCGCTCATGGCAGTCAAACTCGGCCTCGACGCCAAGCTCTACCGCAACACGGGAACATTCGCAGTCCCGGTGTGGAACGAAGTCAAGAACGTGAAGGACGTGACCTTGAACCTGGAGGCCGGCGAGGCGGACGTGACCACGCGCGGCAACGCTGGCTGGCGGGCGACGGTCGCCACGCTCAAGGACGGCTCCATCGAGTTCGAGATGGTCTGGGACACGGCCGACGACGACTTCGGCGCGATCCGGGACACCTTCCTCAATCGCGGGTCGATGGAGTTCGCGGTTATGGACGGCGACATCACGGTGTCCGGCTCGCAGGGGCTGCGGGCGACCTGCATGGTCACCAACTTCAGCCGTAACGAGCCGCTGGAGGAGGCGGTCACGGTCAGCGTCACGGTGAAGCCGACCTACTCCGTCAACCCGCCGAGCTGGATCGTCGTGCCGTAACCGGAGGAAGCCCATGAAACAATTGTCGGCCTTGGTGATTGCCTTCCTGCTGATCTTGGGCGTGCCGGCTTATGCCGATGATGGCCCGGAGCATGCGCAACCTGCGGACCTGGCGGCGCAGAAACAACTGCTTGACGAGGCCCGGAGCTTCCTGCGTGCAGCGCGGGCCAGCATGGAAAAGTGGGACCGCGTTCCTGACCAGCTCGGCTCCGCCGTGTACTACGCAGGGGTCAAGGACGGAGCGCTCGGCGCGGCTGTGGCCCTGGTGGTGATCTACCTGATTCTCCTGCATCGGAAGACGCCATGAGACAAGCTCTCTTGATCTTGGTCTGCGGCGCCATCGGCGCTTCCGTCGGCGGCAACAGAGCTCCCGACGGAACCGAGGTCCACTGCGATCTGCCGGGCGATCTGCACCGCCGCAACACCACGTCGCGCGGCCAGGGCTGCTGCGTGTGGACCTCGATCCACCACGCTGCCCTTTGGCAGAACGTGCCCGCCTACGAGGAAGCGCCGAAATGGATTCAGAGCAAGGGCATTCCCGGCGGCGCCTACCCCGGCGCGGTCCAGAAGCATCTGCCGCAGATGGCCAGGGAGCGAGGACAGGCCGAGGCGCCGCCTTTCATCAATTACGAGGGGAGCGACCTGGAACTCTTGAAGCTTGCTTGCCGGACGGGACGGATGCCTGGCGTGACCTACTCATTCAGCCCGACCGGCCGTTACGGCGGCTCGCGGATCGCTCACATGGTGAGCCTGGTCCACGCGGATGATAAATGGTTTGCGGTGCTGGACAACAATTATCCGGGCGCAAATCAGATCGAGTGGCTGACGCCCAAGGAGTTCCGAAAAACCTGGACCGGCATGGGCGGCGGCTGGGCCGTGATCTTGCTCGCTCCGCCGCCTCCGCCCCCGCCGACGAACTGAGGTGAATCATGCACGCGCTTTTACTTTCGCTTGTGATCGGCCAGTGGATCGGCCCGGACTGTTCCACCCGTGCGGTGGAGACGCAGGCCCGGCCGGCAACCATTCGCCTGACCGTGGACCCGCCTGACGGCGAAGTGTGGCTCGACGATCATCCTGTGCAGAATCGCGGACCGGTTCGCGTTCTCGTCAGCCCGCCGCTAGCGCCCGGCTACCGCTACTCGTATCGCGTCAAAGCCCGCTGGGGGACAACCGAGCGGCAATGGACCCTGGAAGTGGAAGCGGGCAAGACCAGCGCGCTGGTGCTCCGGCCAGACGGCGGCAGTCCGATTCCTTCTTCATCTACGGAAGGCGATCTGCCTGTGGTCGAACAAGACGGAGTGAAGAACTTCGGTATCGACCGTGAGCAGCTCGGCCAGCCGAAGGAACGCATCACGCTCGGCGGCCGGGAGATCACGCATGCCGAGGCCAAGCAACTTCTCGAAGCCAGCGGGCTCGCGGACGACATCGCTAAGCTGCGGCTGACGATCATTGGCTCTGAAGCCGACCGCAGGCGCGTGGTGGACGATCTTAATGGGCCACTCGCTGACTTGGCCGGCGCCTTTCTCGTGCAGAGTTATGCGCCGGACCAGTGGGCCGTGGCGCGAGCCGGCTTTCAAACCGGGGGCAAGCCGACCATCTACGTGCAGTCGCCGTCGGGCAAAGTGCTTCACCGTCAGGACGATTACGCTGATGGCCCCGACGGACTGCGCCGGGCCTTGGAGGCCATTCGCAAACCGGACCCGAACTACGACCCGACCAAGGATCGCGACTTGCGCCGGTGGAGCCCGGACCTGTCCACCTGGGCCGTCCTCGGCCTCGCCGGCGCGCTCATCCTGCTCGCACTCAGAAAGGGGACCTCATGAACTTCGCCAACGTACCGCAATGGGCCTGGATTGTCCTGGGCCTTGGAGCCGTGTTTTTCGCCCTTCGCAACGGCTGGCTGGACAACTTGCTGAAAAAGCCGGCCAATGGGAGTGTCGACCCGACGACGGGCGTCACGCCAACGAAGTCGCTGTCGCTTTTGGATAGCCTGCAGGGCTACAAGACCAAATTGGCCGCGCTGGTCGTGGCCGTGCTGGCCGCCAACGAGGTCTGGCACTTCGTTCCCGATCAGTACGTCAGCATCGTCGTGTACCTGGCCGGCGCCTTGGGGCTTTACGGCTTGCGAGACGCCGTCGAACGGCTGAAGCAGAAGGTAGACCAAATTCCGCCCAAGAGTTGAACGATGGAACCGATTGCCGCCCTGTTGTTGTCGCTTCGCTACCTGGTGTTCGCCGACCGCAATCGGCGACACCTTGTGGCGGCCTTCGCATTCGACGGCGACGCCCAGCAATACATGCACCTGCACTGTCCGTGCTCGGGAGAGCTGGTGGATCGGCGCGAAGTGGAAGAATCCGGCTGCGGACCAAAGGACCAATGACATGCACACCTTCACCGACAACGCCGGGCGCGTTTGGACCATTGCCGTCAACGTGGCGACGATCAAGCGCGTCCAGGGGCTGCTCAAGGTCAACCTCTACAAGCTGCTCGACGACAACTTCAAGGGCCTGGGCGAACTCTTGGGCGACCCGATCCAACTCGTGGACGTGCTCTACTGCCTGTGCAAGGAGGAAGCCGAGGCCAAGCAGGTCAGCGACGAGGACTTCGGCCGGGCCATGTTCGGCGATGCCATCCACCAGGCGACCGAGGCCTTCCTGGAGGAACTGATCGATTTTTTCCCCGATCCGAAGGTCCGGCGCAGCCTGCGCAAGATCATCGCCGAGTCCAGGAAGGTGCGCAGCCGGATGCTGGACCGGGCGGAAAAGGTCCTGGAGAGCTTCGACGCCGACCGCGAAGCGAACAAGCTCTTGCGCTCGTTTGGCATTGCGCCGGAGTCCTCGGCCTCGACCCGGGACCCTTCACCCTCCGGGAACTCTGCCTGATGGCCGAGGCCCGCTGCCGCGAGCGCTGGGCGCACACGTCCGCCTTGCTGGCGCTGACCGCCAACATCCATCGCGACCAGCGCAAGAAGCCGACGCCGTACAAGCCCGCCGATTTCAACCCCTACCAGCGTAGGAGGGAGCTGCCGGTGCGCAAGGCGTCGATTGACGTGCTCAAGCGGGTGTTTGTGGATCGGAGATGACGATGGCTGCCGCTTCGGGAATTCGCGCTGGTGCCGCCTATGTCGAGCTGTTCGTCAAGGACAGCCGGCTCGTGAAGGGTCTCAACGCGGCAGCCGCCAGGCTGAAGGCGTTCGGCGCGAGCATCCAGGCGCTGGGGACGAAGCTGGCCGGTCTGGGCATCACCCTGGCGATCCCCTTCCTCGGGGCGGCCAAGCTGTTTGCCGACATGGGCGACGACATGGCCAAGATGTCGGCCCGAACCGGCGTGGCGGTCGAGGCCCTGTCCGAGCTGCGTTACGCCGCGCAGCAGTCAGGCGCCGGCGCGGAGGACCTGGAACGGGGCCTCCGCACGATGAACCGCAACGTCGTCGAGGCCGCCCGCGGGTCGGTCCAGGCGCGGCGGAACCTGTCGCGGCTCGGCCTGACCATCGCCGACCTGACCGGCCTGTCGCCCGACCAGCAATTCGAGCTGATCGCCGACAGGCTGTCGCGCATTCAGAACCCGGCCAACCGCGCCACGATTGCGATGGAGATCTTCGGCCGCACTGGGGCCAATCTGCTGCCGCTTCTTTCTTCGGGAGCCGAGGGCATCCGGGGACTGCGCCGCGAGGCCAACAGCCTGGGCCTGACCATGAGCACCGAGGACGCCCAGGCAGCCGAAAAGTTCAGCGATGCCATGTCCACGTTATGGCGGTCGCTCAAGCAGGTCGCCTTCATGGTCGGCGCGGCGCTGGCCCCCACGCTCAAGCAGATCGCCGAGTGGATCACCCGCGTCGCCGCCAACCTCGCCGGCTGGATCGACGAGAACCGCGAGGTGATCACCGTCATCGGGGCGGTGATCGCCGGGATCGTCGGCGTCGGCGTGGCCCTGATGGTGCTTGGTCCCATTATCTCGGCAGTCGGCTCGGCCATCGGGCTGGTGACGTTCGCCATCTCCGCAGCCACGACTGCCGTGAGCCTGCTGGGGGCGGCCATCGGGTTTCTGCTGTCTCCGATTGGCCTCGTGGTCGCTGCCGTTGGAGGCATCGCCGCCGCCGTGCTGTTTGCAACCGACGAAGGCAATATGGCCCTGGAGTCGCTGGGCCAGGGGTTCGAGCAGCTGCTCGGCGCGGCGGGCACCGCCTGGCAGGGCATCCAGGACGCCATCGCCGCCGGCGACTTGGCCGGGGCAATGGAGGTCGCCTGGCTCGGCATCCAGGT